CATTCACTCTACAAGTTGGTGGAGCAAATACATCTGGAATTGGAACAATTGGCGGAAATGGTATAATTTTAATAAATGGAATATTCCAACAACCATCAACAGAAAATAATATCAATGGAAACTTTACTATTTTAGAGACAACGACTCCTGCTCCAGGAATATCCAGTGTTGTATTTTCTGGAGTAACAAAACCAAACAGTGATCCAATAGAATTCTATACATCAGAGTATGATATTAATGTAAATGAAACTCCAAGAGGTGGAATAATTATTTCTTATGGATCTACTACAGGACTTGGTTTTGCACCCCTTGTAGGAGCTTCTGTAACTGCCATAATCGGTGCCGGAGGAACTATCGCAGGTGTGACAACATCACCTGTTCTGGGATCATATGGATCTGGATATTATGGACCAGTGAGTGTTGCTGTTACTGAAACAGGTCATACTGGGTCACCAGCAACAATTACAGCAGTTGTTGGTGCTGGTGGAACGTTATCATTTAACATAGATGCTCCAGGTTCTGGGTATAATAGTCCATCAATATTTGTTTCACCACCTTCTTATGAAAATCTTTCTGTAATAGGTGTTTCTAGACTTGGTATTGGTACAACAACAACCACAGGTATTGGACTTTCTATGAGTCTTAAAGTAGGACCTGTGGGACAAACTGGAGCAGGTGCAACATACTTTGGTGTAACAGATTTTGAATTTACTAAGATTGGATATTCATTCCAAAGAGGTGATGTATTTAAACCAGTAGGATTAGTCACAGATGGAAGATTAGCATCTCCCATAGAAGATTTTGAAATAACAGTCATTGAAACATATACCGATAAATTTGCCTCTTGGGAATTTGGTGAACTTGATATGATTGATAATATATCTCCTTATCAGGATGGTCAAAGAACTAGTTTCCCACTCTTTTATAATTCACAGTTGCGTAGTATTCAGGCACGAGAAGATAGTAGAGTAGACTTTTCAAGTTCTTTACTTATTTTTATTAATGGAATTATACAAGAACCAGGATTTTCTTATATATTTGGAGGAGGAACATCAGTAATATTTACAACTCCTCCGAAAAAAGATGATAATGTAACAATTTATTTTTATAAAGGTTTAGATTCTGATGTCGTATCTGATGATGTTGATGAAACACTCAAAGTGGGCGATGAGGTTCAACTTCTAAAAAATAATTACATTCAAAATTCTGTTGCCCAAGAAAAAAGAGTTATCACGGATTTAACTTATTCCGACAAATTTGAAACCAATCCATATATTGGACCTGGAATAGAATCTGACGAAAATAAAAATAAACCATTATTGTGGATAAAACAAAAATCAGATAAAATAATCGGTGGTGAAGTCATATCAAAAGCAAGAGATTCGCTTAAAGCTTTAATATACCCAACGGCAAATATTATCGGTGATATTTCTGTTTCTGATGATTTTATATTTGTTGATGATGTTACATTATTCAGATATGAAAATGATGGCGGTAGTTATGCTGTACCGTTTAACGGATTAGTTGTAGATAATGTAACGGTTGGTGTTGGATCTACTGCCTCGGTTGATTATGTTGAATTTATATCAGACTTTAATATTATTCAGGGAATAACGGGAGATGTTACTGGAATCACATCAATAACATCTCCACAATTAGGGATAGAATTTGCAATTAATGACATGACAAATCTTCAAGTTGGATATCCAATTTATATAACAAACACTAATGTTGGAAGTGGGGTTACTTCAATTAATCTTACTAATACTGAAATAATAGCAATAGGAACAACATACTTAGATAATATTTACAGAATTCAAGCAATTTCTAATACTGGAGGAAGTACTGGTATTATTACATGCTATGTGGATTCTAATTCAAATCTAAGTGGAATTGATACAACAGGAAGTGTAAACTATCCTGTAGGAAGATTCTCTTGGGGAAGAATATCAAATCCCACTGGTTTAGAAAGATTGAATCCGATTGGAATAGGTGTAACAGGGAGAGTTGTTTCTGGACTTTCTACATATCCAATAATTATGAGAAGAGGTGGAGATGTGACTTTGAGAGGTAAAGGATCAATTTACAATATATAACCCTACAAAATCTTTATAAATATCTAAAAAACTATTAATATGTCTGCTTTAGTAACAGATAAATTTAGAATTTTTAATGCAGGTAATTTTGTAGATTCTGTTTTAGATTCGAATAATTCTTATTATGTATTTTTGGGTTTATCAAACCCAGAAACTCCCAATTCTGGATTTGGTAGGACTACATCTTGGAGTGATGAAGGTGAAACCCCGCCAAATCCAACAGACAACCTTCAGTATATGTCTCATTATAGAGACACATCACTTTTTGGAAAAAGAGTTACATCTGAGAATATCAGAAGAGTTGTGAGAAAAGTAGAATGGACTTCTAATACTCGCTATGAAATGTATAGGCATGATTACAGTGCCAACAATAGAACTCCAAACTCAGAATCTCTAAGACTTTACGATTCTAATTATTACGTAGTCAATAAAGATTTTAGAGTTTATATTTGTATTGATAATGGGTCTTCTGGCGAGAATTTGAGAGGAGAAAATTCTAAATTTGAACCAACATCTACAGATTTAGCACCATTTTCTGCAGGAAGTGACGGATACCTTTGGAAATACTTATTCACAATTTCTCCAAATGATATTATTAAATTTGATTCCTCAGAATATATTATTCTTCCAAATAATTGGAGTTCTTCGGAAGATGCTGAAATATCGAGAGTAAGAGATGGTGGAGATTCTGATGTAAATGAAAACCAGATTAAAAAAGTTTATATAGAATCTGGAGGAACAAGCGGATATAGTGATGGAGTTTATAATATTTTAGGCGATGGTGAAGGAGGACAGGTAGAAATAATAACGACAAATGGTGTAATTACCGATACAAATGTAGTTGCTGGAGGGAAAGGATATACTTGGGGTGTTGTAGATTTGCAAAGAAGTGGAACTATTGCTTCTCCTCCAGCAAAACTTATCCCCATTATTCCACCATCTAAAGGTCATGGATATGATATTTACGAAGAGTTGGGTGCTGATAGAGTTTTAGTTTATGCCAGATTTGATGATTCTACTAGAGACTTTCCCACCAATACCCAATTTGCTCAAGTAGGAATAATTAAAAATCCAAAAGAGTATTCTTCTGGAATTACAACATATACTGCATCCACATATTCTTCTCTTTATTCTCTAAAACTGGATGATTCATATACAGGAAAACCAACTATAGGGACTAAAATAACACAATCTCAATCAGATACAGACATTGCGAAAGGTTATATTGCTTCTTATGATAGTGATACAAAAGTATTAAAATACTATCAAGATAGATCTTTGTATTTTAGCAATACTGTAGACCAAACTGATAGAAATGATATAAGTGTTGCATCAAAGATTGTCAATTTTAATAATACTAACAGTATAACTTTTCAAGATACTTCATCTACCAGTGTTTCTTCAGGTTTTACTGGTTCTGTTTCTAATGGTGTTAATTTGGGAGTTAATTTTACTGGAGGTCTTGCAAATCCAGAGATAAATAAAAAGACAGGGGATATTATTTACATTGATAATAGACCAACTGTCGAAAGAAATATAAGACAAAAAGAAGACATTAAAATCATTCTGGAATTCTAAAAAAGATGGCACAAAAAACAGACTTAAACGTTAATCCATATTTTGATGACTTTGATGCAGATAAAAATTTTCATAAGGTCTTATTTAAGCCAGGATTTCCAGTTCAAGCTAGAGAACTAACCACTCTTCAATCCATTTTACAAAATCAAGTTGAAAGTTTTGGAAGTCAAATTTTTAAAGATGGATCGATAGTATCTCCCGGAAATATATCATATGATAGTCAGTTTTATGCCGTAAAGATAAATTCCAGCAATTTTGGAGTTGATGTTTCTTCTTATATTAACAATTTTATAGGAAAAACAGTAACAGGTCAGGTATCGGGAACCAATGCAAAAATTCAACTGGTTGCTCCTATTGGGGGGAATGTAGAGGATTTAACAATTTATGTAAAATATTCAAACTCCAACAATAGTTTAAGTTTTTCACAATTTCAAGACGGCGAAGCATTAATTGCGAGTGAAAATGTTACTTATGGTAACACTACAATTAATGCAGGAACACCATTCGCAACATTAATTGGTTTAAATGCAACTTCGATTGGATCTGCGGTATCAATAGGAGAAGGAATTTATTATATTAGAGGAAATTTTGTAAATGTTTCAAAGCAAACTTTAGTATTAGATTATTATACAAATACGCCTTCATATAGAGTTGGTTTAAAGATTGAAGAAACGATAGTCAATGCAAAAGATGACTCTTCACTCTATGATAACGCAAAGGGATTTTCAAATTTTGCAGCTCCTGGAGCAGATAGATTTAAAATCAATCTTACATTAACCAAAAAAACATTAAGTGATCTAAATGATACTGATTTTATAGAATTACTTAGATTAGAAAATGGTAAGATTAAAAAAATTAATACAAAAACAGAATTCAACAAAATTCAAGATTTTCTTGCAGAAAGAACATATGAGGAGTCTGGACATTATTCAATAGAAGATTTTGATATTTCTGTTCACAATTCATTAAATGATAAATTAGGAAATGATGGTCTTTTCTTAAGCACACAGTCAACTGATCAGAATAATACCCCATCAGATGATTTAATGTGTGTAAAGTTTTCTCCGGGAGAAGCTTATGTTGGTGGATATAATGTAGAAAAAGTATCTAATACTATTGTCGATGTTGAAAAACCAAGAGATACTCAAACTATTACTCTAGAAAACATTCCATTTGAGATGGGTAATGTTTTAAGAGTTAATAATGTATCTGGAGCACCTCAACAAAAGGGAGCGGTAGAACTCTATAACCAATTTGCTGGTGCTGGAACAAAAATTGGAGATGCTAGAGTATATACATTCAATCTAACTGACACCGTATATGAAGATGATTCAACAAATTGGGACTTATACTTATATGACATTCAAACATATACGTCACTTACGTTAAATACTCCTGTAGGTCCATTAGGATTTACGACTTCAACTTATATTAAAGGAAAGAGTAGTGGTGCTAGTGGATATGCTGTCGATTCTGGCACTGGTAGCACTATTTCCCTGAGACAAACATCAGGAACATTCTCTTCTGGGGAACAGTTGATTATCAATGGTATTGATGCTTCTGCAACCGTCAGTGCTTCAATCGTTTTTGGAACTAGAGATATTAAATCAGTTTCTCAAACTGGTGTAGCAGGATTTCCAGCATTTACCGCAGATTCTTTACTTGATACTTTTGATTTACCAAATGGAATTACTGGGGGAACCATCAGTGGTGGTAATACTTTAGTAAGTCCAGGAAAAGTATTTACTGGAGTTAAAGTAGGCGACATTATTCGCTATCAAACAACAACTGGGGATGAAACTTTCAATAGAGTAACCGCAAACAACACCACATCATTAACAATAGCATCTTTAACTGGTGTTTCTGGCGTATTTAATGGAGCAGTAACTAATGGAACTTATTCTTCCATTAAACTTGGAGTTCCTGTCATAAAGAACGAGGATGCTGGTTATCTTTATACAGAACTCCCTGAGAAAAATATTCAATCAGTAGTTCTTACAAATTCAACCTTAGAAATTTCTGAACAAATTACAGGAGAAACCACAGATTCTGGTGGTGTATTAGAATTTGACGGAACAAATCTCCAAGGTTCGTTAAAAGCATTTAACAATCAAAGATATTCTGTTCACTACACTGGTGGCGGCATTGGAACAGTAACCTCAGATGCTTTTGATTTGACTAATGATCAAGTTACAATAACAGGTCTTGAAGGAAGTGAGACAAGTGTTGTAGTTAACGTTACAACTGTTAAAAATAAAATACAAAGTAAAATTAAAAATTATACCAGAAACACAGTTCTTGATGTAATTTATTCCAAAAATAAAGAATCTGGTGTAGGTGTCAATACCTCAATTAATGATGGACTTACTTATAATACAAATTATGGTCTGAGAGTTCAAGACGAAGAAATCTCTCTCAACTATCCAGATGTAGTAAAAGTATTGGCAGTTTATGAATCCCTTGGAACTTCTGATGCCACATTAACTAGATTGCAATTTGCAGACACTTCAATTGTAACAAATGCAGTTATTGGTGAAAATATTTCAAGTTCTACAAATAACACCATCGCCAGAGTTGTTTCAAAACCAACAGCAACTCAAATTGAAATTGTCTATTTGAATCAAGGCAAATTTATTTCCGGACAATCGGTAACTTTTGAAGAAAGTAATGTTACGACCAGTATTCAATCAGTAATTTTAGGTTCATATAAGGACGTAACCTCGACATTTGATTTAGATAAGGGTCAGAAAGAGCAATATTACGATTATTCGAAACTTAAAAGAAAGTTAGGATCTTCTATTCCTTCAAGAAGGTTGAAGGTTATATTTGACCATTATACGGTTAATAGTGGTGATAATGGTGATGTGTATACTATTCTTAGTTATGACAATGATAGATTTTTAGAAGATATTCCCGAAATTGGTCTTAATAAAGTAAGAGCAACAGATACTTTAGATTTCAGACCAAGAGTATCGCAGTTTACTGATATTGACAAATCACCATTTGACTTTGATTCTAGAAGTTTTGGAACTTTGCCAAAGTTGGTCCTAAAACCAAAAGAGCAGTCATCTATAGGTTATTCTTATTACTTACCTAGAATTGATAAAGTTTTATTAGATATCTTTGGTAATTTTATCGTTCAAAAAGGAATTTCTGGTAAAAATCCTAAGGTTCCTGTAAATTCAAATCCAGATAAATTCATGGATTTGGGAACAATTAAACTTCCAGCATATCTTTATAATCCAGATGATGCTTCTATTTCTTTGGTAGATAATAGAAGATATACAATGAGAGATATTGGAAGTCTTGAAGATAGAATTGAAAATCTTGAAAAAGTTACTTCTCTATCTTTATTAGAATTGAGTGCTCAGGCAACTCAAGTACAAGATGCTAATGGCATTTCGAAATTTAAGACAGGATTTTTTGTTGATGATTTCAGGGGGAATTCATTAATTAATTTGGACGTATCTTCTATACAAGTAGATCCAAATGAGCAGGAGTTGATACCAATAATCAGTAGAAACACATTAAAGAGTCAAATTGCGCCTAAAACAGATGTTTCTAGTGAAACATTAGATTTTTCTCAAAACTTTAATCTTTTAGATTCTAATGTTAAAAAAACAGGTGACACAATTACTCTGGCATATGATGATGTTACTTGGATTCAACAATCTTTAGCAACAGAGTCTGAAAATGTAAATCCATTTAATATTGTTTCTTATAAAGGTTTCATAAAACTATCTCCATCAAACGATAGTTGGACGAAAACTGTTAAATTACCTAAAGGAGTAGTCACTTTCTCTGGAAGCACCAAATACATGCGTTCCAGAAACACACAGTTCTTCGCAACTAACTTACTTCAGTCAACACAATTCTATCAATTCCTTGATGGTGAGTCTGGAGTTGATTTTATACCTAAACTGTTAGAAATCGCAGCAGATGGTACTTTAACAACTTATGGTTCTTCTGGTGTATTTGAAGTTGGAGAGACTGTAATTGGATATGATGATAATGAATCTATTATTAGTTTTAGAGTTTGTAACTCAAATCATAAGACTGGTTTCTACAATTCACCTTCAACAACTTTTAGCGCAAATCCATATGATAAAAATGAATCATTATCAACTGGATATAGCCAATCATCAAAAATATTAAACGTTGATACACTCGCATTATCAGAAGAAGCACAGGGTAGGTATTTTGGTTATGTAACCAAAGGCACTAAGTTAGTTGGTCAAACTAGTGGTGCAATAGCATATGTAAAAGATCTTCGTCTTGTTAGTGATCAATTTGGTGATTTGATAGGATCATTCTTCTTGAGAGATCCAAATACAACTCCACCACCAATAGTAAGAATTACTACCGGAACCAAAACTTATAAGTTAACAAGCAGTTCAACTAATGCATCTCCACAATCTGGAAGCAATTCAATATCTACTGCTGAAATAGAATACACTTCTAAGTTGAGAAAAACATTAAATCAAAAGAATAAATTAACTAAAACAACAGATAATTATTACAATCCATTAGCACAAACTTTTAGTGTTGGTGGAAATATTGAAGCACCAGATGTCAATGGTCAAAATGATGATGCTAATGGAGCATTTTTGACCAAATTAGATTTATTCTTCTCTTCAAAACCAACGACAGGAAATGATCCGATACGGGTAGAGATCAGAACAGTTAAACTTGGAACTCCAACTAAAAAAATTGTTGGAAATTCGGTTACTTTAAGACCATCAGATGTTAGTACTTCTACAGATGGATCTACCGCAACTACTGTTACTTTTGATCAACCAATTTATTTGGCTCCAGGAAAAGAATATGCTATCGTTTTAATTTCTGAAACAACAGATGGTTATGAAGTCTGGACAGCAAAGATGGGCGAAAAAACTATTAATACCCAAACTTTACCAGATTCTGAGGCAGTCGTCTATTCTCAACAATTTGCATTAGGAAGTTTGTTTAAGTCTCAAAACGGGACTATTTGGACACCAAATCAAGATCAAGACCTAAAATTTAAACTCTACAAAGCTAAATTTACTTCTGATGTTGGTACAGCATTTTTCTATAATCCACCACTTGATGAAAGTAACGGGTATGTTGAAAAATTGGAAAATAATGCGATAACTATTCTTCCAAAAACACTCATTCTTGGAATTACAACTATTGCTGATAGTGATGGTAATATTGGAATTCTGACAGTTGGAAGAAAAATTGCTGGATCTAATGGATTTGGTTATGGGTATGTTGTTGGACAAGGAAGTTCTGTAGGTCAGGTAACTATCACTAATGCTGGGTCAAATTATCCAACAGGAACGATTGTCGATTTACCAACAACAAATATTGTTGGTAGTGGTTCTGGACTTAGATTGAGTTTAACTGCCGATGCTGCAGGAGAAATCACTGGCATTGCAGCAACAACAGCATTTGGTAATGGATATAAAGTTGGTGATGTTGTTGGAGTAACTACCAATTTGGGTTCAGGTGCTCAGTTTACTATCTCTGATATAACTGGTCTTGATACTTTATACTTATCCAATGTTCAAGGAACAGTTGGTGCTGGAAATGCTTTTGAGGTTGGTGCGGGTGTTAGTTACTACAATGATTCTGGAACTATTGTATCTTTAGGATCTACAGATATAACCAGTGTTAGTGGTGGAACCGATTTAAATAGTGGAAAATATCTTAATGTTAAACACTTTGACCATGGAATGTATTCGAATACAAATTCAGTAATTCTTACTGATATTGAACCAGATACTACTCCAACTACTTTAAGTGCTTCTTTAAGTAAGGATGAGACTGGAACGGTAAGTGTTGCAAGCACAGCAGGATTTGATACATTTGAAGGTCAAACTGTTGGTGCTGGATATACTGGTTATGTTCTAATAGGTGATGAAATTGTTGCATATACTTCGGTTGGATCTGGATCTCTTACCATTGCTGGTTCTGGTAGAGGAGTAGATAATACCATAGCACAACCACATTCCTCTAAAGATGTGGTTTATAAGTATGAATTGGGTGGAGTATCTCTCAGAAGAATTAATGGCGTTGAAAATTCTGTAAGTAATTTAGAAAATAAAATTGATAGTTATAATATTCAGATTGACATGTCATCTAATGGCAACGACAGATCTGGAGATGGCACAACATCTGATTTACCAGAATTATCATTCAACTATAAATCTTCTGTTGGAGGTTCCAGATTAAAAGCAACAGAAAACTTACAATTTAATGAAGTAGTTCCAAGGTACGATATTTTGATCCCAAGTTCTTCCACTAATGTTTCAGCATCTATTAGAACTATTAGTGGTAGAAGTGTTGACGGTTCCGAAACTCCCTTCTTAGATAATGGATTCGAAAATGTTGAATTAAATGAGGTTAATAAACTTAACTCCGTGAGAATGGTAGCATCGGAAATTAATGAATCTAATAAGTTAACCACATTACCAAGCAACAAGTCATTTACTACAAGAATTGTTTTGAGCACAGATGATGAAAATCTCTCACCAATAATATACACCAACAATTCATTGACAGAGTTTAGATTAAATAGACTTAACTCTCCAGTTAGTGATTATTCTGCCGATGGAAGTGTAAATTCTTTACTCTTTGACCCACATGCATCGGTATATGTTTCAAATACAGTAAAACTTACCCAACCATCCACATCTCTTAAAGTTATTTTGGATGCATATAGACATGAATCTGCAGATTTTAGAGTTCTTTATAGTCTAATTAAAGCAGATTCTAGTGAAGTTACACAAGAATTTGAATTATTCCCAGGATACGACAATCTAAAACTAACGGCAAGTGGTTTGAGTGTTATTAATTCTGCGAATAATAGTGGAAGACCTGACGTTATTGTTCCTGCAAGTTTGGAAGGTCAGTACCGTGAATATGAATTTACTGCCGATAATTTGGAATTGTTCACGGGATATACAATCAAAATTGTAATGTCCGGAACAAATCAAGCATATGCTCCAAGAATTAAAAATCTTAGAACAATCGCTCTGATATGATAAGAGTAGAGGGGCATAAAAATCTTTATAGAGATGAAAAAAGTGGTGCCATAATTAATTGTGACACCACTGCTTACAATAATCATATTAATATGCTACAACAAAAAGAGTTACAGAAGTCTGAAATTGATAGGATGAAAAGTGATATTGAGGAGATAAAATCTTTACTGAAAGAATTGGTAAAAGAAAAACATAGTTGAGGACTAATATAAATAGCTATACATGTACTGTAACTTTAAATAATGTCCGTTTATGTCTCAAATATTGTAATTGAGCAGGGATATGATTTTATAACTTATTTTCAACTTGAGGATCCCAGAACTAATACAGCTTTACCATTATCTAGTGCTACACCAGAAGCACAGATAAGAAAGCATTATGGATCTAGCACATCTGTATCTTTTGCTTCATCAATATATGATGCTGATGCGGGTGTTGTTTCAATTGCTTTAACTTCTGGTCAAAGTGCTGATTTAAAACCAGGAAGATATGTTTACGATGTAAAACTGACATATTCTGATGGTGGTGAATACAAAGCTGTAGAAGGAGCAGCATTAGTAAGAGCAGGGGTAACAAGGTAATGCCTAGTATAAACGACAGAATTGGAACTAAAAATGTAATTCGTGTCTTATCCAATGCAGCAGCACCACCTTTAAAATTAAATGGTCTAACAGACATTAATAGTGACAATAAAGAAAATAAAGATGGCAATATTTTAGTCTGGGATACCGTTACTGAAAAATATTATCTATCAAATACCATAGACTCAACAACGTTTGTGTCTACTGGTCTTGTAACTTTTACAAATACACAACAATCAACATCATCATCAATTGGAGCATTTGTTGTTTATGGTGGCGCAGGAATTGGGAAAAATTTATATGTTGGCGAAAGTTTAAATGTAGGTGAAAATGTATTCGTAACAGGACTATCCACATTTTCTAATGATGTTCTTATTAATAATGAATTAAGTGTAACTGGATTAACCACAGTCACTAATGCAACTGATAATGTATTGGGGAATCCAGATACTGGTGCATTACAAGTTGATGGTGGTGTTGGAATTAATAAAAACTTAACCGTTGGTGGAAGTTTTTATGTTCAAGGAACATCAGAGTTTATTGGTAATGCTACCTTTAGAGGTGGGACGATTGGAATTGGAGATGCTGATACTGATGATATTAATGTTGCTGGCGAATTCATATCAAATTTAGTACCTAATGATAACGATACTTATGATTTAGGTATTGATGGAAAACGTTGGAGAACAGGTAGATTTTCTACACTTTTAGATACAAATAATTTATTAGTAACAGGCATCTCTACATTTTCATCTGGTTTAGATATCAATTCTTCTGTTGATATTAATAATAATTTATTAGTAACTGGTTTCTCAACCTTTACACAGTTGATAGATGCCAATGGAGGAATTGATGCTTCATCTGTTAAGGTTGAAGACCTTACAGATAATCGCGTTGTAATAGCAGGTACTGGTGGTGAATTAGAAGACGATGCTAACTTCACGTTTGATGGTTCTATACTCTCCGTTGGTGTTGCTTTAACAGTAACGGGAACTTCTACTTTTAATGGAGGTCTTTATTATACATCTGGAAATTTTGATGGTCCAAATGGAATCGCATATTTTGATAACACCGGAAAACTTATTGGAGCAGCAAGCACAGAACTTGGAATAAGTACCACTAATTATGTTTTAACAACAAATGCTAGTGGATTACCGGTATGGACAACCACCATTGATGGAGGAGAATACTGATGGCAAAACCCAGTAGTAGACAAGAACTTATTGATTATTGCTTGAGGAGACTTGGAGCACCAGTATTAGAAATTAATGTTGCTGATGATCAAATTGATGATTTAGTTGATGATACTATTCAATATTTCAACGAACGTCATTATGATGGTGTTGAAAAAATGTATCTCAAGTACAAGATAACAGATGATGATATTAGTAGAGGTAGAGCAAAAGGAACTGATGGAGTTGGAATCGTAACTACGACAGCAACTTCTACAGGAATTGCAGCAACTACATTCAATTTTTACGAAAACTCCAATTTTATACAAGTACCAGATTCTGTAATAGGAATTGAAAGAATATTCAAGTTTGATACTAGTTCAATATCTGGAGGGATGTTTAGTATTAAATATCAGTTGTTCTTAAATGATCTATATTATTTTAATTCTGTAGAACTTCTCCAATATGCGATGGTCAAATCTTATCTAGAAGATATTGATTTTCTTTTGACCACCGATAAGCAAATAAGATTTAATAAGAGGCAGGATAGATTATATTTGGATATAGATTGGGGATCGCAATCTGCTGGTGATTTTATGGTAATAGAGTGCTATAGAGCGTTAGACCCATCTTCATTCAGTCAAATTTACAATGACAGTTTTGTTAAAAAATACTTAACTGCTCAAATTAAAAGGCAGTGGGGTCAAAATTTAATTAAGTTTAATGGTGTAAAACTTCCTGGTGGAATTGAATTGAATGGAAGACAGTTATATGAAGATGCAGAAAGAGAATTGGATGATATTAAACAAAGGATGAGCACAGAATACGAATTACCACCTCTTGACTTTGTAGGTTAATAACCATGGCACTAAATCCTTTCTTTTTACAAGGATCATCTAATGAGCAATTTCTTGTTCAAGATCTAATTAATGAACAACTAAAAATTTACGGGATTGATATATATTATCTCCCAAGAAAAGTTTTGAGTGTAGATTCTATAATAAGAGATGTTGAGACATCAAAGTTTGATGATTCATTTCTCATAGAAGCATATCTGGATAATTATGAGGGATATGCGCCTGGTAGTGATATAATGACTAAATATGGATTGAGATTAAAAAATGAAATTAATCTTGTTATTTCAAAAGAAAGATTTGAGGAATTTATTTCTCCATTTTTAGTTGCCATAGAAGAAGGACTTAAAAAAGGAATTTTGGATGGAGAAAATAGTAATTATGATCTGAATACGGTTACTAGACCACTTGAAGGAGATTTAATTTACTTCCCATTGGGTGAGAGATTGTTTGAGATTAAAAGAGTTGAGTTTGAGAAACCATTTTATCAATTGGGAAGAAATTATGTCTACGAACTTCAGTGTGAACTTTATGAATATGAAAATGAAGAAATTAATACAAGTATTGATGAGGTAGATTCTACTGTAGAAGATGAGGGTTATATTACAACTTTAAGATTGATTAATTCTAGTGTTAGGACCGCAACAGCAGAAGCAACCATAACATCTGGTGCCGTAAATCAGGTATTCATTAATGATGATGGATCTGGATATACTGGAACACCAACTGTCACCATTTCTCCACCACAACTGGATCAATATGGAAATATTGTTGGAGAACAGGCAACTGCTGTAGCAATAACAACTTCAGTTGGTAATATTCAGTCAATTAAACGTATAGAAATAACTAATGGTGGTTCGGGATATACATCACCACCTACAATAACAATTACTGGAGGAAATGGTATAGGTGCTGCTGCAACATGTTCTATTGGCGGAACATTATTCAGTGTATCTAAATTGGAAATTACAGACCCCGGAAGTGGATACTCTGGTTTACCAACGGTAACTATAAGTGATCCTACAAGTGGAATTACAGCAACAGCAATCGCTAGAGTAAATTCAAGATTTGAAATAGAATCTTTAAGAATATTGAATGGTGGTTCTGGATACACATCAGTACCTACTGTTACTTTCCAATCTCTTGGAAGTGCTGGTATAGGAACATTTGTTTATAATGAGACAATCACGGGACAAACATCAGGAACTACTGCCAAGATAAAAGATTTTAGACCAGTTGAGGCGCAACAAAATGAGTTTAATCCACCATTAGACGCTCAAGTTTATCTAAATACTGGTACATTCTATCCTGGAGAAGTTGTAGTCGGATCAATATCTGGTGCCACATATACTGTTCAAAATTATGATAGGGACAGTTATGAAGATCCATATGACTCTAACGAAGAAATAGAATTGGAAGCAGATTCCATTTTGGACTTCACTGAAAGTAATCCCTTTGGAGAATATTAATGCTAGGAACTTATTTTTATCACGAGATAATACGAAAAACTATTGTTAGTTTTGGTACTCTCTTTAACAATATTTACATCAGACACGAAGATAAAAAAAATAATATAGTTGATGAAACTAAAGTCGGATTATCTTATGGTCCGATGCAAAAGTTTCTTGCAAAGATAGAGCAGCAGGCAGAATTGAATAAGGGTATTGCAATTACCCTACCTAGAATGTCTTTTGAGATGGTTTCTTTGCAATATGATCCAACAAGAAAAACAAGCGTAACACAAACTTTCAGATCTTGTGATGAATCTGGAAATGTAAAAAAGGTTTATATGCCCGTCCCTTACAATATTGGATTTGAACTTAGCATATATTCTAAATTGAGTGATGATGCTTTGCAGATTGTTGAACAAATACTTCCATTTTTTCAACCATCATTCAATTTAACTTTGGACCTAACAGACTCAATTGGTGATAAGAAAGATGTTCCAATAGTTCTTGATAGCATTGATATGCAGGACGACTATGAGGGCGACTTTACCGCAAGAAGAGCACTCATTTATACTTTAAGATTTACGGCAAAATCATACGTATACGGTCCTATCGCAGATTCTCCCGAAGGACTCATCCGTAAGGTTCAAGTTGATATGTATACAGATACTAACGTTCAAACTGCTAAGCGTGAAGTAAGGTATACGACAACACCAGATCCAATTAACGCAGAACCTGATGATGATTTTGGATTTAGTGAAGTTTGGGAAGATTTTTCAGACTCTAAAAACTATAGTCCAACTCAACAAACTGATATTTAAAAATTATGTCTGATAATTATGATTCTATCGATGAAGCTCTAAATGTTGAGAGTAATATCGTAAAGGCAGGAAAGGTTTCTTCTGAGATTCAAAGTATAAAACCAAAAGGTCCTGATATTGAGAAGGACTATGAATACACTCGTGCCAATCTGTATTCCTTGATTGAAAAGGGGCAAGAAGCAATCAATGGAATCATGGAACTTGCTGGTGAGGGTGGTAGTCCAAGAGCATATGAAGTTGCTGGCCAGTTAATCAAAAGTGTTGCCGATACGACAGATAAATTGATTGACTTGCAAAAGAAACTTAAAGATGTTGAGGATGAATCTGTAAAGACAACCAATAACGTCACCAACAATAATGCAGTCTTTGTTGGTTCTACAACAGATCTTCAAAAGATGCTGAAGCAGGGTTTCCTAAATAATAAAGAATAAAGTACCAATAGATAGATGTCCAAAGAATATTGCTATTCTAATTGGAGAGATGAATTCAACTCCACAGAATATGAATTTGTCGATCTTGTAAAACCAGATCCAATTAAAACATTGGATGAGGGTAAGAAAAAGGGTCTTTGGGCAAATATTCACGCCAAAAGAAAGCGTGGAGAAAAACCTGCTAAACCCGGTGAAAAAGGATATCCAGAAACTCTTGATATTGAAGAAGGTTTAAAGAAAGCACGTAAAAATGTTGGTGCAAGCAAGTGTTGGGATGGATATAAGGCAAAAGGCACCAAAATGAAGGATGGTAAGGAAGTTCCCAATTGTGTAAAAGAAGCAAAGCACACTCCAACCAAGTCTGATTTAGAAGCAAATATTGGTGGCGGAAATCTCAAAAAACTTGCCGCAAAAGCAGCAAAAAGAATTGACTATGATGTTGATGGTGATGTAGATCCACAAGATAAAGTTGAGAAGTCAAAAGGTGAATATGGTGAGGAACTTCCAACCCCATTCGGAAAATTTAGAACTGGTGGTTCCAAACCAGCAAAAGTAAAGAAAGAAGAGTTTTCTAATTGGAAACAAGATCTTGGTGAAGATTGGCAGAAGGTCAATAAGGGGGATAAAACTGATGGTATGAGTCAGAAAGCAGTTGATACTTATCGTCGTGAGAACCCAGGTTCCAAACTTAAAACTGCCGTTACTGGTGATCCAAAACCAGGCAGTAAGGATGCAAAGCGCAGAAAGTCCTTCTGCTCACGTTCTAAGGGGCAGCAAGATATGCATAATATTGATTGCTCAAAAGACCCTGATAAAGCAATCTGCAA